TGATAAAAGAAGTTCCAAGCAATGCAACTGCAGGTGTTGTGACGGATATTTACCTTACAGATATCCCAAGCATTCTCTCTGTAGGATCTTCTATAGGCATAGGAACAGAGAGATTATCGGTATTGAATATATTCCCTCAAAACAAGGTTGTAAGAGCAATCAGAGGTCTTGCAGGGTCAGCACACACTGCTTCTACAGAGGTTGTTGCATTTGATGGAAAACTGACTATATCTTTGAATACTCCATATTTTGAATCAAAACTTGATGATAAAGTTTACTTCAATCCAACTAACTCAGTTGGTATTGGAACTACTACTGGCGCTACCATATCTTCAAACTATGCAATAGGTGATGTTACAAAAACTATTTCTATTCCAACTCAGAGCATTTACTTACCAAATCACCCATTCAAGACATCACAACAGGTTGTTCTTGAAAGAGTAAATGGATCAAATGCCATCTCAGTATCCAATACTGAGAGCAGTGGAACTTTTAACATTCCATCTGGAACAGATACACAAACACTGTTTGTAATCAATAAATCTAAAGATTATATTGGTCTTACAACTCAAGTTGGATTTACAACAAACACTGGTGGATTATATTTCAGATCATTTACATCAAACGCTGATGATACGGATTATAAGTATTCGATTGAATCCAACTACACTCAAGTAACAGGAAAAGTAGAAAAAATCATATCAACGGTTTCAGTCTCAACTTCTCACCTCCTGAATGTTGGTGATAGAGTTACTCTTACGGTAAATCCAGAGCAATCTGTTGGCGTTGGGACTTCTACATCCGTCACAGTTAAATACAACACAACAAGTCAGAAGTTGATTATCGATCCAATCGGATTTACATCATCTTCTGTTGTATCCGAAACCAGCAAGTTAAATCTAAGTAATCATGGTCTTAAGACTGGAGACAAAGTATTCTACGATTCATCTAGCACTTTAATTTCTGGGTTGAGCACTGGATCATACTTTGTATACAAGCATGATGACAATAACATTTCTCTGACCAATACCCTTTATGACGCAAACTCATTCCCACCATCGATTGTAAGTTTTGGATCTACTGGAGGAACTGGTCAGGAGTTGTCTCTGATCAATCCACAAATAGAAGTTGTTAGAGACAATGACCTGGTATTTAATGTATCAGACTCTTCATTGAGTGGATATAGTCTGAAGATATTCAGAGATAGTAACTTTAATAATGAAATCGTTTCAACAGGATCAACAACCGTATTCAATGTTGTTGGATTTGGAACAGTTGGTGTTTCGACAAATGCAACGCTTACTCTGAAGCACAGCAGTGACTTACCATCAAAACTCTACTATGCATTAGAAAAGTCTGGTTATATTAGCACTTCTGATACAACTGTTAGAAACTCTTCAGAAATACTGTATATTGATAGCTCTTACAATGGATCTTATTCCGTCATTTCTGCTGCATCAACTACATTTAATGTTTCACTGAAGTCTTCTCCAGAGTCTCTATCATATACACAAGATAACACTAGTGTATTAAAGTATAGCACCACATCCCTAAACGCTAGGGGTGGTGTTGATTCGATGAGAATCACATCTCAAGGATTCAACTATAAGAAACTTCCTAAGTTTATTAGTATTGCTTCAACCATAGGGGAAGATGCTGATATTATTCCTCAGTCATCAGACATTGGTAGAATCAAAGAAGTTACAATCAACGATCAAGGATTTGACTTCTCTGCCGATAGGACTCTAAATCCAGAAGTTTACATTTCACCTATCGTAAATGTAGTTGACAGAAATACTATTGATGGTATCAATATTGTTTCTGGTGGATCAAACTATACTGCAGCACCTGATTTGGTTGTAGTAAATCCAGATACTGGGACAGTTTATACCAACGGAGTTCTTGAGGCAGTTGTTTTAGGATCTTCAATCTCTGATGTTAATATTATTGAGGTTCCAAAAGGACTGAGTGATACTACAAATAAGATTTACAGTGTAAACAATACTAATGGTATTGGTATTAATAGCTGCTTCACATCATCTTCAGGAATAGTTACTTGCGTATTGACAACTCCAATCGCAGGATTCCCAGCAAACAACTTCTTAGTTGGAGATAAAATCTTTGTTGAGGGAATCAAGAAGTTTGGAACAAGTGGCGATGGTCATAACTCCACAGACCACAAGTATCAACTCTTCTCCGTAACTGCTTACAGAAATACTAATCCAGCAGAACTTGAGTATGATCTGTCTGGCATTACAACCAATCCTGGAATAGCAGTTACTGATCAAAACTCTTATGCAACTGTTATTAAAGAAGATGATTATCCAGTCATCGAAGTTACGCAGTCTCCACTAAACTTCATTATTGGTGAAAAACTGCTGGTATTAGATGGATCAGTATATGTCGAAAAAGATCTAATCGTAACAGAGAATCTGAGCGATAGCATCAAAGTTTATGGAACATATGATCTGAGTGAAGATGATGTTCTTCTTGGTATGGACTCTGGCACACTTGCAACTGTCGATACCATTGAAAATAACAGAGCAACATTTAAAGTTGATTACTCTTTAAGAAAAGACTTCAACTGGTCTAATGATATTGGAAAACTTAATGAAGATTATCAGGTAACCCCAGACAATGATTACTATCAAAATCTTTCTTACACGGTTAAGAGTCCTTTAGAGTATGAGAAGATAGTCAATCCAGTAAATAGACTCTTACACTCAACTGGTCTGAAGAACTTTGCAGACACTGAAATATCTAAGACTATTAATGTAAATCCAGGTGTTACTACTTCTGCATCAAGTTTGGCATTGATCGATATTATTGGTGAGGAAAGAGTTGATACTATCAGAAACTTTGACCTTGCGTTAGATTTTGATACTGTTGATGATAAATCAAAATATCTGAAACTGCAGAACAAAAAGTTATCAAACTACATTAAGTGTTTGAGTAACAGAGTTCTGACAGTTGATAATGTTAGGGATCAATTCTCAAGCAATCAAGGTGACAATCAGCTCTTCTCCGAAATCGTAAACTATAGTATTGATGATGGATACACTAAGTTTATTGTCCAAGTCTTAGATCCAAATGGAACGGAAAGACAAGCAACTGAAGTTATCACTATTCCAACATCTTCTGGAGACATTGTAACTTTCCAGAAAGGAAACCTGTATAATACGTCAAGTGAAATAGGTGAGATTGTTGGCAATGTTTCTGATGATGGGGATCTTACCTTAAGATTCATTCCAGAAGATCAGTTTGACACTGACTATGATATTAAGATTCTGAAGAATAACTTCTCCTCCAATACGGCTGGAGTTGGAACACAAAGTGTTGGATTCGTCAATCTCACTGGATCTAATGTATCTGTTGGATCTGGATCTACAGCAACAGTATTTACATCGACAGTCTCATCTACAGAAGCATTGTTCCTTAACATTGAAGTTAAGAATACTGCAACCAAAGACACTAACTATGTTGAGTTGTATGTTGATCAAGATGGAACAAACACATTTGTTTCTGAATACTATATTGATGATCAGTCTAACGATACATCAACAAATCTTATTGGATCATTTGATGCTGATATCACATCAGGGTCTCTTGTAGTTAAGTATACAAACGACGAGTCGGATTCGGTATTCTTAAGATCTAAAGTAGTTGGATTTGGAACAACTGCCGTTGGTATCGGAACCTATAGATTTAAGTCTACAGGTCAACCAGATGGATCTGAAAGAACTGCAAGATTACAGTCTAACTTCACAAATGCTGTCGGAGTATCTACCGTATTCTCAGTATCCAAGAGTGATGTCACAACTATCAAATCCATTGCAAAAGTTGGTTTTGGAAATACTACAGCATTGCATCAATTCTTGGTCATCCATGACGATACTGACTCATATGTAACACAATACCCATTCTTGACAAATGGATCTCAGACTGGTATTGGAACATTCGGTTCTGAAATCAGTGGATCTAACCTTCTCGTTAAATTCTATCCAGATGCATCTGTAACGGATGAGATTCAGATTCAAACTTACAGTGAGTTGGTTCAGACTGAAAGAGATCTGGTAAATACTCCACTCAATCTGATTTATGGAACGATATCTGAGTCGGTATCAATCTCAGCATACAATGCTATCAATGGATCAAGAATCAATAAGACAAACTTTGATCTTAATCACAATGGCAACCCAATCTTCGAAAAGACATTTGATCCTACTGATACAAGTGTTTTAACACCTGGCACTGGGGTATTCACGGTTCAAGATCACTATTTCAGCACTGGTGAAAAACTGATTTATGCCTTTGGATCTTCATTCGATGGAGTTTCATCATCTACTATTGAGTCTGGTGGATCTGGAATTTCCACTGAAGTATATGCCATTAGAATAAATGATGATCAGTTTAAACTGGCAACAACCAGAGCAAATGCTATTGCTGGAACTGCAATAACATTCAGCTCTGTTGGAACTGGAAATGCTCACACACTTGAAATGGATAAGAAGATGGAGAAATCCATCGTAACCGTTGATGGTGTTGTTCAGAGTCCAATAGCGTTTACACCAGTAAGTCATAACCTTGCTTTTAATGGTGGAACCGTTTCTGCCGCATCAACATTCTTCACTCTCTCTGGAATATCTTCTATTCTTCCAGGAGATATCCTTAAGATAGAAAATGAGTATGTAAGAGTTGATTCTGTAGGATTAGGAACGACTACTATCGGTCCTATCACAGGTATTGGAACCTTTAATCTTATTGAGTCTACAAGAGGATTTGTAGGATCTTCGGCAACATCACATACCGATGGTGTTGAAGCAAGAGTTTATCTTGGAGGATTCAACATCGCAGGTAATCAGATTCACTTTACAGAAGCACCACTCGGAAACAATGTGAGCACTGTAGATTCTGGCAATCTCCCATTTGCCAGATCATCATTTAATGCAAGAGTATACCTGAGAGATGATTACAGTGGAAACAAAATTTTCGATAATATTTCCAAGTCATTCACTGGTATAGGTCAAACATATAGATTAAATGTTGGTGGAGCAAATACAACTGGTATTGAGACTGGAAGTGGTATTCTGTTTATCAACGATATCTTCCAAACACCAACAACAGACAACAATGTTGGCAACAACTATAGTTTTGCTGAAAGTGGTGGTGGATCAAATGTCATATTTACAGGAGTTACAACAACTGGTGGTATTCTGAAGTCAACTTATGATGTTAATCAAAATCAGTTACCAAGAGGCGGAGTTATCGTTTCTCTTGGATCAACACCTGGTCTTGGATATGCACCTCTTGTTGGAGCATCTGTAACTGCTGTTGTTGGGGCAGGTGGATCTATTGTTTCCATTGGTCTTGGATCTACGGATATTGTTGGATCTGGATATAATGGAATCGTTTCTATTGGTGTAACAGTATTTGAAAGTGGTCACGTTGGAGATGTTGCTTCTATTACAGCAACTGTTGGTGCTGGTGGAACTTTGTCATTCGCCGTTGGTGCTGGTGGAACTGGATATACCAATCCTTCTATTCTCGTATCAGAACCATCTTATGAAAATCTTGAGGTTGTAGGTGTTTCTAGAGTTGGATTTGGAGCAACAACGGATACTGGATCTAATCTCTTAGTTTCTCTTGAGGTTGGAGCAGCATCAACTTCTGTTGGTATTGGATCTACACTGTTTGAAGTCAAGTCATTCAAGATTTCTAGACCTGGATATGGATTTAGAAATGGTGATGTAGTTACTGTTGTTGGTCTGGTTACAGATAGAAATCTTTCTTCTCCTGTCAGTCAGTTTGAACTAACAGTTTTAGATACATTCTCAGATTCCTTCTCTGCTTGGCAGTTTGGAGAACTTGACTTCATCGATCCTATCGACTCCCTTCAGAATGGCGTAAAGACTAGATTCCCACTTTACTACAATGGTGAGTTGTTAAGTTTTGAAATTGATGAAAATGATTCAAGATCTTCTAAGATTGATCTGAATAGTGTTCTGCTGATCTTTATCAACGGTGTCATTCAAGAACCAGGTTCAAGTTACAGATTTGAAGGTGGAACTTCTATCACATTCACTGAAGCACCTGATGAAGGTGATAATATTGATATCTTCTTCTATAGAGGAACTAGAGGAACTGATAGTCTTAACGTAGATGTAAATGAACTTGTAAAATCTGGCGATACATTGAGAGTTCGCAAGAACAACTCCATTGATGATACCGTATCTCAGACATCAAGATTGGTGTATAGCATCAACTCTTCTGACTTGGTTGAGACCAATATCTATTCCGGTCTCGGAATAGACGAAAATAACTACAAACCAGTAGATTGGTCCAAGCAAAAGAGAGATGTCAGAATCAGTGGAGATGATGTTTATAAGTCTAGAGATTCTATTGAGTCTCAAGTCTATCCAACTGCAAAGATTATTGGTGATCTGAGCTCTTCAGATACTGAAATATTTGTTGATGATGCCCAATTCTTCAACTACGAAGAAAATGAGTCTTCTATTGTTATCGCAGATGTTGACGCTCTCATTGTTACTGGTGGAGATCCTGTAGCAGCAGCAATAACCGCTGTTGTTTCTGCGGCAGGAACCATCTCTTCACTGTCTATCGTAAGTGGTGGATCTGGATATGTTGGAGCATCTACCTCCATTTCAATCGCTGCACCTAAGTCGATCGGTGTTGGTGTTGGAACAACCGCAACTGCAACTGCTTCAATAACCAGTGGAATCATAACTTCACTTACAATCACGAATCCAGGTCTTGGGTATACAACATCCAATCCACCTACGGTTCTTGCACCAACTGCTAATGTAACTTATGAGAACATTCTCAGCATTGATACGGTCCAAGGATCTTCTGGAATCATCACTGGTATCACAACAGTTGCTGGAATCGGAACTGATCTTGCTCTCAAGTTCTTCTTGAATGCATCATCATTCACTGGTCTCAGCACTGGATATCCAATCTACATTTTCAATACTCCTATTGGATCTGGTGTAACTTCAATCGACAGTCATGATACTTCAGTTGTTGGTGTTGGAACCACTTTCCTGGATAATGTTTATGTTGTTAATGGTTTGAATACTCCAGGTGGATCTAATGCGGACATCACTGTCAACATTCTTTCATCAACAGATGTTACTGGATTGGCAATAACTGGATTTACAACCAGCCCTGTTGGAAGATTCTCTTGGGGTAGATTGTCTGGTTTCACTAGGTCATCATCACCAATCTCAATCGGTGTAACAGGATTAACAGTTGACTCTGGATTGACTACTTTCCCAACGATTCAGAGAAGAGGATATGGATTGAGAGATACTGGTGGTCTTAGAAAGGATCTAGGATAGTTATAAATATAGAAAAAAGCTATTAATATGGCGGCAATTGTAACAGATCAGTTTAGAATATTAAACGCTGGTAACTTTGTAGATTCTGTCAGTGACAGTTCTAACTCTTACTATGTTTTTGTCGGACTGGCAAATCCTGCTGCTTCTGGATACGGAAGAGACTCCGATTGGGATACTGATACTCCAAACCCTACTGATAACTTTGATTATACCAACTTTGTTGGTGATAGTGCAATGTATGGTAAGAGAGTAACCTCAACAAATGTGAGGAGACTCGCCAGGAGGATTGACTGGACCAGGGGAACAAAATATGAAATGTATCGTCATGACTATAGTCTGGCGAATTTGTCTCCAGTCACAAAGTCTTCTAGACTTTATGACTCAAACTACTATGTTATTAATAGTGAGTATAAAGTTTATATTTGTATTGATAATGGATCTTCAGGAATCAATACAACTGGAAATGCTTCTCTAGATGAACCAACGTTTACCGACTTGGAACCATCTGCAGCGGGAGTTAGCGGAGATGGGTATATTTGGAAATATTTGTTTACCGTTTCGCCAAGTGATATTATCAAGTTTGATTCCACAGAGTATATTTCGTTACCAAGTGATTGGTCAACATCAACAAACTCGCAGATAAGTGCAGTCAGAACAAATGCAGATTCTGATGTAAATGAAAATCAGATAAAGAAGATTTATATTCATACTCGTGGCGCTGGATATTCTCAAGGATCCCATGAACTGAATGTTATTGGTGATGGATCTGGGGCAAAAGTTGTTGTCGAAGTTAATAGTACTGGAAACATAACCAATGCCGTCGTCTCTTCTGGTGGTAAGGGATATACCTATGGTATGGTTGATCTTGGGTCAATCAATGCTAGTTCTTCAACAAAAGCAAAACTGATTCCCATTATCCCACCATCTAGGGGTCATGGATATGACATCTATAAAGAGTTGGGTGCTGATAAAGTATTGATCTATGCAAGATTTGATGACTCTACAAGAGACTTCCCAATCGATACATCATTTGCTCAGATTGGTATTGTAAAAGATCCAACAGCAAATGGATCTACTTCAAAATACACTGAAAATCAGTTTTCTTCTTTAAATGCTCTTAAGTTTTCATCAACATCTGGATCTATTGCCATTGGTGATAAGATCAATCAAACAGTCACAGGTGGAATCGCAAAAGGATTCGTAGCATCCTATGATAGTGAAACAAAGGTTTTAAAATATTTTACAGATAGATCTTTATTCTTGAACCAATCAACATACGATAATGTTGATTATGTTGGCGTTTCCACAGAATCTAAAGTTTTGGGTTTTGAGTCAACTGCAAATGCAGTTACTACAACTGGTGGTTTCTCCGGATCAATTGATACCGGATTTACTGGTATTACAACCAATCCTACTGGATCAAAGTTGATCTCATTGGGAACACAGTTTACAAATGGACTTTCCTCACCTGAGATAAATAAAGGGACGGGAGATGTCATCTATCTTGATAATCGCCCCTTGATTACAAGAAATTCTAGACAAAAAGAAGACGTTAAAATTATCCTGGAATTTTAAAAAATGCCACAAAAAACGAACCTCAATATAAGCCCCTATTATGACGACTTTGATAAGGACAATAACTTCTATAGGGTCTTATTTAAACCAGGATATCCAATCCAAGCTAGGGAGTTAACGACTTTACAGTCAATCCTGCAGAATCAGGTAGAATCATTCGGTAGTCACGTTTTCAAAGAAGGATCAATGGTGATCCCTGGAAACGTTAGTTATGATCCCGAATACTATTCCGTAAGAATAAATCAAGATCATCTTGGTATTGATGTTGAAGTATATGCTTCTAGTTTGGTTGGAAAGAGACTTAGAGGTGAGTCATCAGATATTGTAGCAATAGTAGACAAATACCTGCCAGTTTCTGATGTAGATGGCATTACCGACTTAACACTTTTTGTAAAGTATCTTAAGTCAGGAACAAACAATGATGTAGAGTATTTTGAAGATGGTGAAGTTCTTATCACCGAAAATGCTTTTACATACGGCAATACAACAGTAAATGAAGGTGAGAGTGTAGCAACTCTTGTAGCAGATTCTGCTTCTGCTCGTGGCACTGCAGTTTCTATCGGAGCAGGTGTCTATTTTATCAGAGGAACATTTGTCGATGTTGCTTCTGACAAAATAGTTCTTGATGCATATACTGCAAATCCTTCCTACAGAGTTGGTCTTACCATTGTAGAAGAACTGGTAACTGCAAAAGACGATCCTTCTCTTTATGATAACGCTAAAGGATATTCAAACTATGCTGCTCCTGGAGCAGATAGACTGAAGATCTCTACAGTTTTATCAAAAAAATCACTAACAGATTATAATGATAAAACATTTGTAGAGTTAGTTAGAGTTGATGGTGGAGAACTCAAAAAGTTACAGAATAGGTCAGAGTATAGCGTCATTAGAGACTACTTTGCAAAGAGAACTTACGAAGAGTCTGGTGACTATTCTGTAGGTAGATTTAATGTTGAAGTAAAGGAATCTTTAAATGATGGTCTTTCTAATGAAGGCGTCTATACATCTTCACAAAAGACTGATCAAGGTAATACACCATCAGATGATCTTGTCTCCGTAAAGGTATCTCCTGGCAAAGCATATGTCAGAGGATATGATATTGAGTCTTCTGCTACAACTATTCTTGATGTAGAAAAACCAAGGGATAAGCAGTCAGTATCTCAATCTTTAGTTCCATTTGAGTTTGGAACTCTTTTGAGAGTAAATAATGTTGCTGGAACTCCATTCCTTGGTGTAAACAATAACTCAAATACTGTAAAACTCCAAAGCAGAAGAAAGTCATCTACTGTTACGTCATCTGCTGATGGTATTGAAATTGGTGAAGCAAGAGTTTACTCTTATAGTTTGACTGATGCTGCATATACTGATAATAGCACCGAATGGGATTTGTATCTCTTCGATGTTCAAACATATACCAAGTTAACTCTTAATGAGTCTTTATCATCTGGTCAATGCCCTGCTACATCGTATGTCAGAGGTGTAAGTAGTGGTGCATCTGGTTACGTCACTACTGCTGCTTCTGGGGCAGAAATAACTCTTACACAAACATCGGGAACTTTCATTGCTGGTGAGAGTCTTCTGATCAATGAAACCACAGAGTATTCAAGATCGGTCAAGTCTATTAAGGTTTATGGTATTCAGGATGTAAAATCTGTCTATCAAGACTCTACAGCAATCACTGCAGAGTTAAAAGTTGATTTTAGTGGTGATACAGTTCTTCAAAGATCTCTTCCAAAGACTTTTGGTATTACTGACACCATCAGAATCACAAGTGGTGGTAATGTAACTTCACCCGGCAACTCTTTCGCTGGCATCAAGACTGATAGTATCATTAGATATCAGATTTCTGGTCTTAGCACCGAAACATTCAACAGAGTTTCTGCCGTTGCTGCTGATGGGACATCAATGACTGTAGTATCAGTTGCTGATATTTCGGATGTTTGTAGTGGTTCTCTCCCAGGAGGAACTGAAACTGTTACCTTCTCGCTTGCTAATCCAATTGTAAGAGAGAAAGGTGGTCTTTATGCTAAGATTGATTCCGATAATGTAGCATCAGTAAATCTTGCAGATTCAAATCTCATTGTATCAAAACAGATTAGAGAAGAATCAACAGATGCTACAGGATCATTAACAATCCCGATTTCATCAACTGGTATAACGAGTGCGTTCTTCGAAGCATTTGATTCTGAAAGATATAGTGTTCACTATTCCAACGGTCAAGTAGAAGATCTTACTTCAGATCAGTTTACATTAGCAACTGGTGGATCATCTATTACAATTACTGGTCTCACTGCATCTCAGTCTAATAACGTTACTGTTAATACAACAGTTAAGAAGAACGATATTAGAAATAAGAAAAAAGAATATCAGAGAAGTCAGAAAGTAACTGTAGCAAAGACATCTGCAGGAATCTCAACTGCTATCACTGGGTTATCACCCAACTCATTCTATGGATTGAGAGTTGAAGATAAAGAAATCTCTCTGAATCTTCCAGATGTTGTTAAAGTTGTTGCCGTATACGAATCATATAATACAAGCGCACCAGTATTAGACTCTGCAGAGTTCCCAGCTGGTTTAGGTCTGGATACCAACTCCATTCTTGGTGAAAGAATAGTTGGTAAGACTAATGGAGCGATTGCTCAGGTAGTAACAAGATCTTCAGCAACTAAAGTTGAGTTTGTATACCTAAACTCAAATAGATTCTCAGTTGGAGAAATCGTAGAGTTTGAAGAGTCTAACATAGTTTCCACTATTCAGGTATTGAATCTTGGTAACTATCAAGATATTACCAATAAGTTCTATCTTGATAAAGGTCACAGAGAGCAATATTATGATTACTCAAGAATCGTAAGAAAGAATGATGGATATATTCCAACATATCAACTCTTAATCATATTCGACTATTATGATGTACCTGCGAGTGACATTGGTGATGTATATACAGTAAACTCATATGATGATGAAAGATTTGCAAAAGATATGCCAATCTTACCAACTGGTATAAGATCTTCTGACACTCTAGACTTTAGACCAAGAGTTTCATCCTTCTCATCAACAACAAGTTCACCATTTGCTTTTGCAAGTAGAACGTTTGCAACCACCGGAACTAATCCAACTCTGGTTGTAACTCCTAGCGAAAGTTCTCTTATTGGATATGATTTCTACTTACCAAGAGTTGACAAAGTTGTTCTCGATAAGTCAGGAAACTTTAGTGTAATAAAAGGCGTTTCTTCAACTAATCCAAAGGCACCTTTGAATGTTGAAGAGGCAATGGATATTGCAACTATCAAATATCCAGCATATCTCTACAACCCAGATGATGCAGTAATCACTCTGGTTGATAACAGAAGATATACTATGAGAGATATTGGTAAGATTGATGATAGAGTTACCAATCTGGAAACTTTAACATCACTCTCCTTGTTAGAACTTGATACCAAGTCTTTCCAAGTAAGAGATATTGATGGGTTCGACAGATTTAAGTCTGGTTTCTTTGTAGATGACTTTAGAGATACTCAGAGACTTGATAAAGATTTATCGAGCACTAACATTGATGTAGAAAATGGTGAGTTATTGACTCCTATTGACTTCTACTCCATAAAACCAGAGATATCTTTAAATACTTCTCTCAATCCAGATACTGCAGACTTCAGTTCAAACTTGAGTCTTCTTGATTCAAATGTCCAGAAGACTGGAGACTTGATTACTCTCAAGTATGTGGAGAAAGATTGGATTGAGCAACCTCTTGCATCAAGAGTAGAGAATGTCAATCCTTTCAACATGATTGAATTCAATGGAAGAATTGAGTTGTCCCCAGCATCTGATAACTGGGTCAGAAACATTTACGTTGATGGCGGCACAAGAACGATCACCGGTGATTTCAATGGATCATACATTGAAACCATCAAGATCTCAAGTAATCCTGATACACATATTCGCTCCAGAAACGTAGCATTTGCTGCTGGTGGTCTCAAACCACTGACCAGATACTATCCATTCTTTGATGGGTCTAGTGGTCTTGATATTATTCCAAAACTGATCGAAATCACAATGACTTCGGGGTCATTCCAAGTCGGTGAAACTGTTAAAGGATTCATTGGTGGCAATAATCTCTTCTCAGCAAGAGTTGTTCAACCAAACCATAAGACTGGAACATATAATAATCCAACAACAACTTTATCACTCAATCCTTATAATAGAGGAACTAACTTACCAACAACATATTCAGCATCATCGACCGTGTTGAATATTGATGCTCAAGCATTATCTGATGAAGTATTAGGTAAGTATAGTGGATATATTACCACTGGAATGGTTCTTCTCGGTGAAACTAGTGGTGCTCAAGCATCTGTTTCAAATATTAGACTTGTTACCGATACTTTCGGTGATCTTGGTGGAGCATTCTTCTTCAGAAATCCACTCGCATCACCACTGCCTCCTCTTAGATTTACAACTGGTTCCAAGACATTCAAGTTGACTTCAAGTTCAACAAATGCCGAACCTCTGCCTGGAAGTCTCTTGATTAGTAGTGGAGAAACCACTTATAGTTCTAGTGGAATTGTAGATACTTACAGACAGACTAGAGTTGTTGTTAGAAGACCACCCCCACCACCACCAGCACCACCTGCAAACAGAGGCGGTGGTAAAGATCCACTGGCACAGACATTTACTGTCGATGAAACTGGTGCATTCTTAACTTCTGTCGATCTCTTCTTCGGAAGCAAGGATGAAAATGAGAAAGTAATTGTTGAAGTTAGAACAGTAGAGTTAGGAACTCCAACTGATCAACTCGTTGAAGATTATGCAAGAGTTACGCTCGACCCATCTCAGGTCAATACCTCAACCGATGGTTCTGTTGCTACTAAGGTAACCTTCCCATCACCAATTTACTTGCAACCCGACACAGAATATGCGATTGTTATTCTTTCACCATATTCTGATAACTATGAGGCATGGATTGCCAGAATGGGTGAGAGAACAGTAAATACGACAACTTTACCTGATGCAGAAAGCGTTATTGTAACCAAGCAATATGTTGGCGGAAGTCTCTTCAAGTCACAAAACGGCACTATTTGGACTCCTAACCAGTTTGAAGATCTGAAGTTTAAGCTTTACAAAGCAAACTTCACAAGCAATTCTGGAACTGCATACTTCTACAATCCAACTCTTGATACTAATGATGATTCATCAAATCTCATTAGCAATGCAATCAGAACTCTTCCAAGAAAGTTAAAAGTTGGTATCACAACAACATCCGCTCTCGATTCTACATTAGTAATCGGAAGAAAAGTTAGTGATACAACTGCTGCAGGTGGTCCTCATGGATACATTGAGCAAGTTGGTGGAAGATTAAATACCGTAACTTCTTCCAGAGTTGGTGCTGGATATAGTAACGGAACT